GTGCGAAGAACGATGCCGGTCTGGGCCGTGGTATAGACGCCGGAGGCGCTCCAGGTGCCCAGCCCGGCCGTCTGCAGCGCGGCGGCTATTCCGGTCAGGAGATTGGTCTGAAAGCCGCTCACGACTTCAGCGCCCTACGTATCTGTTTGCCCACCATCTCCCGCGCCTCTCGCTTGTTGTCGAGCATCGGGGTCTCGAGGAACTTCGCGCTGCCGGTCTCGTGCTTCAGATCCATGCGCTCGTGCACATAGACAGGCATACCGGGGTTGTCGGCGGGTCCGTCATAGGAGATGGCGGCCACAAGTCCGTCTCTGTCCACGTCGGTCTGGCCGGTGGCCTTCAGAAATCCACCCCCCGCGTAGGGGGAGACGGGCACTCGCGGCTGTGACTTTCTGAGGATGAAATCCGCCGCGTCGGCGAGACCGTCGGCCGCGGCCTCCCGGGCTTGCCTCTTGGCCCGATCGCCATACCAACTGCTGCGCGTGCTCACGAGCAGGTCACCTGCACGAGCGCCGTGTCACCAGGTGCCCCGATGGGCGCGGTGGAGAGTACGACGCTGGTGCGGCCGCCGTAGACGACCGTGGAACCGGCGGTGAACTTGGTTTCGTCGGCGGGCAGAACAAACAGGGTCAATTCCGAGATGACCTCCTGGCCCTCTTTGTCGCGCACCAGTTGGCGGGTGTTCTCTACCCGACAGGTGACAGCAGCCGCCGTCCCGTATGAGGGGCCTACTCCGGTCTCACCTGCATAGGTTGCTACGGTGACGGATTCACGGAAGAGCGAAAGGCGCGGCCTCATCACAGGTCGTCCGGTTCAGGCGCGTTTACGAGCACCACGCCGTCGAGGTCTGCATACTGGTAGTAGCGCGAGTCCTGGGGACCGAGTGGCAGGTCGTTCGTGAGAGTCACGTTGGCGAATCCCAGCTTGGCGGCGGCCCGACGTATCGTTCGCCGTTCGTCGCTGGTGAGGTATAGACCCGCTTGGGCCGCGCCTACCCGCCAACTGTAGGCGCCGATGGTCTCGCCCTGTAGCCCGGCGGGGTTATCAAACCCACGCCGGACTACTTCACAGACCACCGGAAGCACGGTGGCGGGGAGCGTAGCCGCAGTCCAAACTGTGGTGAGCTCGGCCGCGTCGAGGATGAGCGCGGAGGCGTCATCCAGCAGCGTGTTGACCTGGGTCCTCTCACCGGCCGTCAGCGTCCTGTTCCAGCGGGCTTCGCAGTCTGTGTATAGGGCGAGCGCGGCCATGGTCTAGGCCGTGTAGTCGGGCACGCGGACGTACTCGAAGAAGAAGATGCCCTCATATCCGCTCGTGTCGGCCGAGCCGAACGCGCAGATGTAGTCACCTTCGGGCACCTTCGGGAGCGAGTCGGCCACGTCGCCGTTGGCGAACCCGGTGACGGCGGTCCCGTGCGAGTCGGCCTGAGCAGCCGCCGCAAAGAGCGTGGTCGTGTCGTGAGCGGCCGCCACGGTTGCGGCGTTGCCGACCGTGATGTCGGCCGCGCCGGTCGAGTTGACCAGGCCGTAGAGGAAGGACCGCGTCACGATGATGTCGCAGTCTTCGGGGTTCTTGATCCAGCCGAGACAGCCGGCTTCACTCGCGGCGTGGGACGCTTGCCCCGTCACCTCGAACGAGCAGAGGCCCCGCTCGGTGGTCCATGCTTGCAGACTTCCCATGATTTCACCTCATGTGGTTGTGGGGAGGAAACGTGCGGCGGGGATGCGCTTATCGGGCCGAGCCCCGCCGCGCTGTTGCTCTAGTCGTCGCTGTCGGTCTTGTACCAGCCGCTTTTGTCCACGGGCTGCTTCTTCTCCGGCTGCTCCGGCGCGAGCACCGGCTTATCCGGCGCTACCGCCGGCTCTTTCTTCGTCTGCTTCATGATCTAGGCCGCCGGGACCAGAACACTCAGCCCGTTGGGGGCCTTGTCGGCGACGATGGAGCACTTGTTTCCCATCCACACATCGCCCACCGCACCCGGCTTGTAGGTGGCAAGGTTATACGTGCCGCCTAGTGTGCAGTTGGTCATGACGTTGGCCCCGGTGTCGGTGCCGGAGAGATCGATGGCCTGCACCGTTACCGCGCTGGCGAAGGTGCCATCGGCCGCGAGGCCGACGATGAAGTGCTTGTTGTTGTCAAGCAGGCAGGTGCGCCCGTCGATGTCGATGTCGGCGAGGCAGGAGTTGAAGATGCAGTCCTTGATCTGCCAGCCGGAACAAGCCAAACCAGCTTTCGGCGGCATGTAGATGGCGCACCCGTGAGTCGCGGTGTTCATGTAGATGAACTCGCAACCGTCGATGACGATATTGCCGACCGGAGTAGTACCGTATATGGCCTTGTGGGAGCCGGTACGACCCTGGAAGCGGCAGTTGCGGATGATGGAGTAGTCGGAACTGGCGTCCAGGTAGATACCAGTGGGCACACCGGCGCTCTTGTAAGCGGGCGGACGGAACTTGATGTTCTCCGCCAGCACGTTGTTGGCCCCGATCTTGAGGCACCAGCCGTCTGTCGTCGAGTTGGTCGCGCTTACCATCGTCCAGGTCGCCTCAGCCGGACCAGTCCCGATACCGACGAAGCGGACGCCCGCCTTGGTACAGGTCACGGCCTCGCTGAACGAGCCCTTGATGAAGATGGTGTCGCCGGCCGCGCAGGCGGCCACGGCGGCAGCGATGGTCTTCATCGGCTGGGTGAGCTTAAGCCCGCTGTAGCCAGCGTCACCGTTCGTGCTGTCCACGAAGTACGCCTTGCTACCGGGAGCGACCGGGAAACTCGCGTATTCCTTGATGTCCTTAGGGTAAAGCCCCATGTGTTTGTCCTCCCTGCCGCGCTAAGCCCGCCGTCGTGTCACCGGCGGGTCAGAGCGCTAGGCAGAAGCGATTGATTGAGCTAGGCGGTCAAGAGCGAGAACGGGCAGCGGAGAGCGGCCGTAGTCTGCATCCTGTTCGGCGGGTTCGGCAGAGCGAAGCCCAAGCGCATGACGCACCGGAGCAGAGCACAGTCCTGCTGCATTAGGTTCAGCACGACGTGACCGCCCGCGTCGGAAACGACCCCCTCGGTGAAAATCTGGTAGGTCATGTCCTGCCGGATTGCGTAGTTGAGCTGATCCCACTGGCCGGCGATGTCCAGGGCACTTGCAGCGACCACTGAGCCATCCGTCGGGAAATACATAGGCGCGCCGTCCAACTCATACTGTGTGGCGTCCTGGGCGGCGCGCGTGAACAGCGGCACGCCGTCAGTGGATCGGCAGTTCCGCAGTCCGCTGCGGAGGGCGGTTGCGGCGATGTGCCCGGTGGCCATGTAACCGTCTGCCTCTAGGAGTGCCAGTTGCCCATCAGCCGAGCCGTCTGCAGACTCTCCGAGGACGGCTTCGTACAGATCGCTGAACGCCGCGCGAGAGGCGACGTTTCCAGCCGCGGTGGCAACAGCGACCAAACCGGCCCCACCCAGGTTCGTAGTCCACGTCGCGGGAATGCCGACGCCGTAGGCCACGGCCTGGAAGATCGTAAGCGAGAAAGCCTTGTCAATCTCCGGCTTCATCTCGCCAAACAGGTCGTATTCCGCGTCGTCGATGGCGTCCTGCGGAATCGGCATCAACACCGCGATCTCTTCGGCGTCGATGTACTTATTGGTCCAATCCATCTCAGATGTCTGCTTGAGACCAGCACTCGCGACGAAGTACGCATAAGGGCTCGTGTTGAGCATCGGCATGCGCACCTGACCGCTGGACATGTTGGGGCGCTTGCGCGCCAGACTCATGATCGGGTTCAGAGTCGGGACACTTTTGATGATCTCCCGGCTCACTTCGACTGGTATAAGCGCGTCAACGGCGGCGCGCCCGGTGATGTTTGCGTAACCCATGGTGGTCTACCTCTCTTCGGTTTATCTTCGAGCTGCCTCGCGAATGCGGTTGTTGATCTCCGCGTTCGGTTCGGGACTTGCGCCCGGAGCCGCGCCCGGACGGAGCGCTTCCCTGGGCTTTGAGTGCGTGGCCTTGCCGGGGTCCGTGCCGGTCCCGAAGTCGGCTAGGAGCCGTGCGGCATTGGCCTCGAGCTCTTCTTTGGTGGAGCCGGTCAGGTAGCGGAGCAGGTTTCCCGGTACGCCCTTCTCGGCTCCGACCTCGTAGCGGAGCGCCGTCGACTTGGCGTCGGCGGCCTCGCGTTCCAGAGCGGCTATCCTGTCGGTTGCCTTCTGTGACTCGGTCTTCTGTGACTCCTCGATCGCGGCGAGCTTCTGAGCGGCCGCAAAGTTCTCTTTGGCCCTGTCCTCATGCTTGCGCGCTATGGACAGCGGGACCATCTTTTCGCCGGTCTCTGGGTGGATGAATACACCGGCGCTTGCGGGCTTGGCGGCCGTTTCGGCCTGTGTGCTGGCAGTGGTCTGTGCGGCTAGTTCTTCAGGCATTGAGGGGTTCTCCCGTGTCGGGTTTGGCATCAAAAAACCGGCCTGTCGCCGGTCTGGGTGGATTTCGGTTGTGGTGGTGGTTCGCTTAGCTTGCTTGTTTGGCTAGTGCTTGGCGGAAGGTGTTGAGTGAGCCGCCTTCGGTCTCCCATAGTTCACGCAGGCGGCGGTTGTTCTCGGGCCATGCGGCGCCCTCGTAAACCGGAGAGGCGAAACAGCCGCAGTGATCGTGACTTTGAAAGTCTGCCGACTCCTCTTTGTAGACCGGGCCACGGCTTAGTAACATGGCGCAGAAGCTGCACGTGTTGCCGCTGCCCTCTCGTATCCAGCCGACCGCTTGGGGGTCGCTCTGTACCGCCTCCAGGATCGTGTCGCGTCCCGAGTTCATCGCCAGCCGCGAAGCTGAGCCCGACACCTGCACCAGCCCGTTGGCCAGCGCGGCGTCACGGGCCATACCGGCGCCGAGCGCGCGGTAGGTTCCGGCCCTTGCGGTGGCCGCCACCGATACGGCTATCTGTTCGGCCGGCGGAACCTTTGCCAGTGGTACGACTGCGGCAATCACGCCAAGATCGGCGGCCTTGAAGAGCTGGTAGTACCGGGCGGCCAAGGCAGCCGAGTTTGTCGCACGGGCCTGCACCAACAGCGTCACGGCCTTCACGAATCGCTCATAGGATGCCGGGTCATCTAGGTTCCACATGGGGTAGAGCCTGACGATGTCTTTGATGGTGGCCGCCCGCAACGCGAGTTGTTGCCTCCGGTGCAGGTTGGTGAGTTGCGTTCCCTCCGGTGTGCGGGCCACTTAGAAGGTGCCCGCCGTCTCGTTCGCCTGCTTATCAAGTAGCGATGCCAACTGCGCGAATGAGTCACCTTGCGCAGCCGCCGACTTCCAGCGCTCCACATCCTGCGTGCTGACGCCGGGTACGCGTTCCCACAGCTCTTGCGGCGGGATCTGCAGCATCTGCGCCATTTTGCCGAGTGCGTCCACAGTCGCGGCCAAGGCGCGGGCCTCGGTATCGCGCCAGCGCACTTCGGCTTGCGGGTCGACTTCGTAGCCGGCTATCTGACCACCCAACTCGAGCACCTGTTCCCACGCTTCGCCGAACATCGTTTCCCGTTCGGCAACCTTGCGCCGCTTCGATGCTTCTGCCGCCGCGAGCGCTTCCGCCGAGAGGTTGACGAGCTGGCCAACGAGTTCATGTGCGGGTGTCTGCGAGACGGATGCGAGGTGACGAATCGTGGCCGCCCGGGAGTCGAGGGAGC